CTAAGTCTTTACCCACTCGTCCGGCTTCTTCACGTAACGAGTCAGAAACAATAATAAGTAGTTGCTTAGCACGTTCGGGTTCATCAGGCTTTAATTTACGCCATAGCTTTTCCAAATCATCAATCGTTGCAAAAGGCTGCATCTGATCACTTCCCTTGCGCCATCATCAAATCATATAATTCTCGTTTTTTAGCAGTCGCGCTGTATTTGATGCCGAAAGCATCTAATTCTTGTTTAATTTGTGGAATAGTAATTGAATCATATGTGGCATCGCCCGTTTTGGCTTCTTGGTCAGCAACTGGTTCGATCTCATTTTTTTGAATTTCGGGATCAGCATTTAGTTCATGCTGTGCAGAAACGTCTTCTTTGGGGTTGTCGTTTGATACTTGCTCTTTTTCAACAAGAACCCAATCACCACCAGAAATGACACAAGGGCTACTGAATGTAACCCCTGTTTTCGTATTCTTATATTCCATTATTCTCCGCCTCCACTTTCGACTGGTTTAATAACACGAGCAAAGCTATTGCCATCCATAATCCCCCAACCTAAATAAGTTTCAGAACGTAAGTAAACTTGGTTATAATTTTTCAAGTCTTTTCCACTACCGTCAGGATCGCCATATTTGATAACTTCCAGCGGAATTTCTTTTGCATATCCCCATTGAAACATTGAAGCAAAGTCACCGATTACTACTAAATCATCTTTACCATTTGATACAGTTCGATTGATATCAGTAGGAATACCACGTACAGTTCCTGGGGTTGCTCCCCATGCTAATTCTGGGAATTGTTTGACGCCATTCACTTTATAAGCCGCTAAAGCAGATGAAAATTGGGGGTCCATTGCCATACCAGAGATCACACCTTCTGCACCTTGAATTAATGAAGCAGCAGCTTCAATATTTGCATCTGGATCTGCAGCATTAAAATCAACCGTTTGAGTTACTTTGCTATCAAAATGATTGTCGCCAATAATAGCTGATGCCGTACCGGAACGAGGGTTAATTCCATGAAATGCCATTAAATCTAGTCCGCGTGCCAGCTTGCGAGCATACCCATCATTGAATGCTTTGACAATATCAATTTGTTCTTCTTCTGAAGCATAAATAAATTCATCAGAAATACGAGCACCGTATTCGACTTTGATAGGTACAATTGTCAATGGTGCAACTGAAACACCACCATGGCTTTTTTGTCCATTTTCTGCCACGATATCAATTTCAGAATCCATCGTAAAAGTGAATTCTTTTTGACCATTAAATGGGATTGGCTTTTGTTGTGATAGTGTGACTAATGAGCTCTTTCCTTTTACTTTGTTGATTAAGTCTGATACTAATTCTGGATCAAATAAACTTCCTTTTGATAAAGTTGCCATAATATTATTCTCCCTCTAAATTAAGATTTTCAATTAAATTTTTGTATGATGCATCTTTTTCTTTTCCTAAAGGTGGCTCTTGATTTTTCAAAGGCGGTGGTGTTTGTTGCTTTTTGCCTACAAATCCAGCCAAACGTTCTGCATCAGCTTTGATACTTTCTTCGTCATCTCCAACCAAGCGATCTGCTAAATCAATGGGTAATCCATTTTGCAATGCGATTCTAGTTCGCAATCTTGCTGTTTCATATTCAGCAATTTTTTTATTTAGATCAGCCACTGTTTGCTCATGAGTCTTTGTAGCAGCGTTTGTTTCTTCGATGGTTGATTTCAAAGTACCAATTTCATTTTCTAATTCCGCATTGCGTGTCTTAATTGCATCGTAATCTGCAAATTTCTCTTTCTCACGATTCAATCGCTCCTGGATAATTCGGTCCAGTTCCTCTTGTGTTTCAATTATTTTAAATGTCATGATAAAAATCCTTTCTCCTGCTTGCCCGGCAGTTCGGTAATTTTGTATATTAAAAAACGACTATCAAAATTGATAATCGTTTAATACCTAATTTGTTGTTTTTTCTTAGGTTTGTTGTTACTACAAGCCCAATGTGCTAAAAGTGCACTATCCATAAGACTGATATCCATATCTTCAAATTGCGATTTATAACCAAACCCGCCGTTTGAACCAATATTTCTTTTCTCACTGTTCGTAACGACTTGTGACAACGATGGTTGATCACAGTGGCAGATTCCTTTTTGAAAAATCCCCTGCTCCCAAAGTGAATTGGCAGTAATGATTTCTGACACTTTTGGTAAAATGGGCTCTTTTAGTTTGAAATCCTTCATTTCTTCAGCAAGGATATTTTGACTACCTGCTCCATCGATCACCACTTTTTCTACCTTAGCTTTTTTAAGAAAATTGATAATCCATTGATTTCCATTTCTGACTGATTGACAGTCGATGGATTCAACGAATATTTTCCCGGACAAAGTCCGAACAGCAATACTCATCGCGACATTCGCTCCATCGTTTCCGTATTTGATTCCAACATACAACGGACCTTTCAGTACAGGCAAAGCATTTACTTTTAGTGCTTGCCAATCTGTTTCTGATATTGCTGATTTCTGATTGTATTTTGGCCAGTATCCGAGACGCTGAACATTGTGATCCAATTCATCTTCACCAAGTTCGGCTTCGATTTTTCGTTCATTCAAATGATAACCCATCGATGGATTAGAATTGTACCAAGCTTCAACATCATGAATATCTTTGATTTCGTCAACCGACCATTCCGCCCAGCCTGAATACTTTGATTTCCCAAATAACGTGTTCTCACGATAATTAGTGAATACTGTCCCACTAGAAACTGGCGTTGGCGGTGTTCCACACATGATCGTTAAAGGATTATCGCTATCCGTAACAGTATATTTCAAAGCTGACTCTTGTTCAGTGGTGTATTCTTGAGCTTCGTCAATAACTAGAAAATCAAAGCCTTCACCAAGACCACCGCTAGATGTTCTGGTTCGAAATTGGATCACACCACCTGTTTCATATAATTCTAGCCGTTCCTGTCCTTTAGCTTTAATCGAATTGAAATCTGTACCTTCAACATAACCACATTCTTCAAGGTATTTTTTCAATTTTTCAAATGAAGAATGAGACGTGCTGATTCGATGAGCCGTGTGCAAAGTATTTAATCCATTTTCCAATGCCCATATTTCGACATCGTAAACAATTTCTGTTTTACCATTCCGACGAGGGATAGAAAATCCAAATTTTTGGTGGATCCATAATCCATCATCATCAATAGCCATGATTGCCTTTAGCATGTTTACTTGCCATTCGTAGCATTTACGGCCTGTCCGCTGATAATAATCAATCGCTTCTTGATATAGAGATTTGTCATATGGCAATATTACCGATTGAGTAGGATGCTGATTACCAAGTCGTGCTTTAGTAGTCATAAATATCCCCCTTCAATCTCAATCATGCATGATAACCCTATCGCTGGGATAAATTTTACTTTCTTTTTCTTAAATTCAATATTTTACGATTTGCAGTTCGTTGTTCTTTTTGCGAGTCTCTCCAATTTTTAGACCATACATCCTGCTTACGTCCATCGCCTGGATTATAATCAACCATACATCGACATCTTTCATGTCTTTGATAGACTTCTTTAGGCGCTTCATAGTATCCATAGGTTCCTGCCAAACGTCTGCACCACTCACAAGCATGCCCTGAAACTCTACGAGTAATTTGGGGTTGTAGACCTGCTTTTGCATGAAACTCCGCATTGGCTTTGATTCCATCATCTACAATACTTTGACTAAAATTTATTATCGGATCATCTAAAAGCCATTTAATTGATTCAAAATCTTCTTCGCTTGAAATTCGATTGACTATCCCATCAATACGATCTTGATTAAATTCTGGAATTTGTCCTTTTAATCTTAGATTCGCAGTACGATTCAATTCTGTTTGTACATCTACGATAAAATTAGAAATCAAATCGTAATTTTTTTTCATTGTTGGATTTAAAATTCTATCAGCGATATTGAAGTACATTTTTCCATCAGGAAGAATTTCGGCAATGATTTTGGTTCTTAACACGTCAGATAAAATTTCACCTATTTCTATTGCAAAATTATTCGCATCCAAATAGGTAGCTTTTTTATCCTGTAGTAAGAGGAAAGCTTTTTTTAATTTTTTACTGTTATAAGTTCGCTTATCAAATTCATTTTGAATTTCTTCTAGTAAAGCTGGCACAATATCATTATCCATTTGTTTCAGCTCCTTTAATCCCCGTTAGGTCTCGCATGACTTCACTATTAACGTACCCAGGCATTGCTTGATTTAACTTAATAACTCCGTCTCCAATCAATGATAAAGCACTTGCATCAGCTTCGAATAACGGTTCCCATTTTGGAATAGTTTTGTTGAACTGATAACGCTGATATGGAAATTCATCACGTAAGCAAGCAGCGATATATGCCACATTCAATAAACCAGATCCGAGTGAACGTTGTGCTTTTCGTCCTGCGAGTCGCAAATTTTCATGACTTGCTTTGATTGCCTCCACACTTGATGGATTATCTGAAGCAAATCCTAGATCATCCATTGTCAGTCCCATTTCTCCAGCGAATCCAGCAGCCGCCGTTTTTAATTGCTCTGTAAACGGCGTCATGCTTGATGTAGTAAATTGGCCAAGCGTTGGACTATCTCCTTCGTCATCTTTCGTGAAATCTAGCATACTTGATACCGTAGCTTTCCAACTATCCATTGGTTCAGAATCCTGACTTCTCCCAAGTACATACTTTTGAGGAAAAGAATAAAATTCAGCGGTCACATCAGCTCGTTCAAGTGTTCGTTTAGCGTAGCGCTGATAATACATGCCTGATCGAGTAATACGAGAACGTCCAAATGGACGAACTGGATCAGGTCGATGAATAATCGGGACCAGTAACGGATGCTGAAAACTATGTTTGATTCGATTATCTTCAATATTGCTATCAGCATAATAATAGTCTGTGTATCCGGGGCTAAAATACGCCTCGATAGTCGGTCTATTGTACTTATCTCTTTCAAGCACTGCATATCCCTCTGTCAACAAACCAGTAATTGGATCGATGACACCAGTTG